ATTGTTTATATGGTTTGTTAAGTGGTTCAGTTACATAATGATATTTATGATAACACTAATGTTTTTAAACAATTGGTTTGATGATGGAACAGGCAGTATGTTTATGCCTGATGAAATATACGAAGATCAGTATGACCCAAAAGGTCTTAACAAAAAGAAAGGAATATAGCTATGGACAGAAAAGAAATGTTAAATCATTATAAACATTTGATGTTAGAGATAGCAGAACTAAAGACTAGATTACAGCCACAAGCTACAGGGCATATACATACTACTATCTCTACATTAGAAGAAAGAGTCAAAGAACTACATAAAAAATTGGAGGTTAGCTAACATGAGTAAACCATATCACAACGAGGGATTCGGCAAAGCTTTCTTTGTAGTCTTCCTACTACTTGTACCCTTACCCATCTTTGCCCTGTGGTTAAACGATGGACAAGATTGGTCTGACAGATTTGCAGCAAAATACTTCTCGCCTTGGCAATCAGAGTGTTGGGAAACAGCCAAGCATGAAAGAGTATGCAAGTCAGATAACAACTGTAAATTTTGGAGGAACTTTTGCCATGAAGAATAATAACGATAACGAAGGACTAGCGTTAATGTTGGCTATAGCATTAATGATAACATTGACTATGGGATTGAACGCTTTTGTTCAGCTTATCCTATGAGTAAATGGGCATACATAATAATAAAGGTTGAGCATGATGCACCCAACACAGAAGTCGTTGCTAGAGAATGTGATTGGGACATAGAACACGACACTATTATTGATGCAAAGATAGTGGGTTACGTAGAGCATGACCCTGAGTTTGACTATGAAGTATTACACTAATGGAGGTAACAATGGACGAAAAAGATAACGGCTTATTAGACAAAGACTTTGACGATACGGAGGAACACGACAAACAAATATTACAAGAGTTTAAGGAGATAGCTGATGTTATTAGAAACAGCACTGATGTGTATGGCAGTTAACATTTATCATGAGGCAGGGAATCAATCGATGATAGGACAAATGGCTGTAGGGCAAGTAGTTCTTAATCGTGTAGAAGACCATCGTTTCCCTGATACAGTATGTGAGGTGGTAAAGGAGGCTGTGACGTATAAGAACACGGAAAAACCTGTCCTTTGGAAATGTCAGTTCACCTGGTTTTGTGACGGCAAGAGAGACGAACCGAACTTTGAGAGTAAGACATGGAGTCTAGCCTTAGAACACGCATCCATTTTGTTAACCAAGACTATCACTCTTGATATAACAGAAGGGGCAACACACTATCACGCAACTTACGTAAGACCTGCATGGGCAAAGACGAAAACGAAAACGACTAGAATTGATAGACATATTTTTTACAGATGGGAGAAGTGATATGGGTTATGCAATAATGCTATTAATTTATCTTGTAGTTGCTTTGCTCGTGGGTTACTTTGTGTTTCAAGAAACATTTGAAGGAACAAACGATGAAAAAAGAAATTAAGACTTTAAACGATCTTGTTGATTACTACAGGACGACACCACAGTTCCTGTCACTGCGATTAAGAACCCAAAGAGACTACGATTACTGTATTGAACGTGCTGTGAGGACGTTTTTCAGCCCCAAAGTTACACTTGGTCGTACTAATCTAGGGAAGATTGGCGTGTCAGAGTGCAAAAAAGCCTACCAAGAGTGGCTAAAGTCAGGTGTTAGGACAGCAAACGCTACCTCAACAGTTGTATCAATACTCTTTAACTTAGCTATTGAGCTAGAACTTATGCCGAATAATCCAATGAGGTTTGTTAAGAAGATGCAGACCCAACCACGCAAGGTCATGTGGACGCACGATCAAGTCAGGCAGTTCTTAGACGTTGCTTACAATAAGTTTGAATGGAGAAGTATAGGTCTTATAGTTCACATGGCTTATACCTTTGCTCAGAGGATAGGCGATATGCGTTCACTCAAATGGGATAACATAAACTTTGAGGAGCGTAGACTTGACCTAGAGCAATCAAAGAAGAGGGCAGAGGTGCATCTTCCTATTACTATAAATATGTACAGGATGTTGGAACAACAGCACAAAGACTTTGGGTTTCAAGAGTACGTTGCCCCACATCCTTACCCTAGAAACGGAGGTTATGTAATATATGCTGATGTGGATATAGGTAGAATGGTAAACAGAGTAAAGGAGGAGGCAGGACTACCAAAAGAATTAACAGCAATGGATATGAGGAGGACAGCTATAACGGAGATGGTGGAGGCAGGAGTGGACACAACGCAGATTATGGCTGTGTCAGGACACAACTCACCTCAATCAATGCGTCCTTATATTCGACACACATACAAATCTGCAGCAAGTGCTTTAGAAAGGAGAGAGAATAACAATGGTAAACAAACCTAGTAATGATTTTATAAGACGACTAGACGTAAAAGAGGGAGAGACACTCACGTTAGATTGTCCTGTCTGCAACGGAGTAAAGAAGTTTACAGCTACAAACAAAGATGGGTTAGTCATATATAACTGCTACAGGAATAGCTGTGACGTAAAGGGTGCTACACTAACTCCAATGTTAGTGGAGACAATAAAGAATAAGATACAGGGTGTGGAAGAAAAGGTTACACCCAAGAAGTTTGAGATGCCTGAGTATATAACGGATGGTAACAACGCTTATGTACAGCGATTTAAGAGACGTTGGGATTTAAACATAGAGTTACTGTATGATTGTAAAAGCCAACGTGCTGTGTTTCCTATCTACAAGAATGGTAGGGTTGTTGATGCAATAGGTAGAGCGTTATACAATGCACAGCCTAAATGGTACAAGTACGGAGGAGAGGCAAAGTATTATTCCTATTGTATCAAGCCTAGTAAGAGTATAGCTGTCGTTGTTGAAGACGTTGTATCAGCAACAGTTATTGGAGAGAACTTTATAGGTGTTACAGGTGTAGCGTTGTTGGGTACAAGCCTGTTGAAAGAGCATAAAGAATATATCGATACCTTTGACAAAGTTATTGTAGCTCTTGATCCTGACGCTATCGGCAAGACTATACAGTATACTAAAGAGTTAAAAAGTTACTGTGATCCATCAGAAGTTTATGGACTACAGATTGAAGATGATTTAAAATACAAACGTCAAAAAGATTTTGATAAACTGAGGGAGATGATAGATGGATAAAATAAATCCAAAGACAGGTAAAAAAAGATACTACAAAGATAATCCTGAAGCAGTTAAAAAAAGAGATAGTCTTAGGATGTATGTTAATGGTAAACATGTTTCCAAGAATCATCCACTATATAAACCTGGAAGATATAAAACATTTAATGATGCTGCATTTTCTTCTTTGGTTAATTATGTACTGTCAACAGAGGGGGAAGTTTACATACTAAAGAACCCTGCTTGGGAGAATTGGTACAAGATAGGTAAAGCCATTGAGTCTACGGATAGATGTAATGGCTATCAAACAGGTAGTCCTCACAGGGATTACGAGTTAGTTACCTATAAAAAGTTTAAGCACAGAGGTGTGGCAGAAAAGATGGCACACTCTTTGGCTGAGGGTTTAAGCCGTAAGAGAGCTAACGAATGGTTTTACATAGAGAATTTAGACAAAGAAGACTTTGACAAGATGTTGAATCTTATTGATGGGTTAATAGAGGAGAAGATAGAGAATGATAGAATTAGCGCTAATTAGGAGCTTGATGCAGAAAGACTTTTATGAAGATCATAAGGGCAGTAAATGTCCTGACAGGCTCTTCAGTAAAGATGTACGCAAGATTAAGAATACTTTGGACGAGGCTATGGCTAAACACGAGAGGAACTTATCCCTGACAGAACTACAGGCTTTGTTCTTTTCTGACAATGGCACTATGACCTCAGCAAACAAGGCATCGTTTGAGGTGTTGTTTAGTAAGCTGTCCAAAGAAGAGCCAATGAACAACGATATAGCCAAGGAAGTTTTGTCTAAGTTGTTTCAACAGATGGTAGGAGAGGAGGTTGCCAACATAGGATTTGACTATGTGAATGGTACAAAGAATAACCTTGAACCTCTCAGAAACATACTTGACAACTACCAAGATGATTTCACACCTAGCTTTAGGTTTCAGGGGGACGACATATCTTTCAACACATTAGTCGATCATCTCAACTTAAAGTTTCAATGGAAGTTTAATATACCCTCGTTGCGTAGACGAGTGGAGGGTCTGAGTGGTGGTCACTTTGTTATAGTGGGTGCTAGACCCAATACAGGTAAAACATCCTTCCACGCTAGTATTATAGCTTCTGAGGGTGGCTTCATTGATCAGGGTGCAAAGTGTGTAGTATTGTGTAATGAAGAGGCATACAAGCGTGTTGGTCTGCGATATCTATACTGTAAGTCCAACATGTCTAGCGATCAGGTGTTGGAGAACAGGAAGTTGGCGCTAGAAAGATACGATCCTCTTCGAAACCTGCTGTCTATAAAAGATGCTACGGATAAGAATATGGATTATGTTGAACAGCTTGCCAAAAGTATAAACCCTGACATCATCGTGCTTGATATGGGCGATAAGTTTGCAACAGCAGGGTCGGAGAGATCAGACATATACCTCAAAGAGGCGGCAATCCATGCGAGAAACATTGCCAAGAAGTATAATTGCGTTATCATTTGGATGTCACAACTATCAGCAGAGGCTGAGGGTAAGATAAATGTTAATCAATCTATGCTTGAGGGAAGTAAAACAGGTAAGGCAGCAGAGGCAGATTTGATGTTATTAATTAGTAAGAATCCTGACATTGAAGGACAGGACAGTAACGATCCTCAGCGTCACATTCGATTGGCTAAGAACAAGTTAACAGGGTGGCATGGTGCTGTCCATGTTGAGTTAGATGTAGAAACAGGGAGGTATTCGGCATGAATGATTGGACTTATGTAAGGACAAACAGTAAGGGCGAGGCTATATTTAGAAGAGATACGCACGAGACAAAGGAGTACGTGGATAGCTTCTTGGAAGAGAGGAACATACCTTATGAATACAGAGATAAAGCTAATATGTATTGGATATTAAACGATGAAGGAAAAGAGTATTGCTATTACTATACTACAGGAAGGTGGAGTAAAAGGGTGTCAAGAGGTTTCCCTAAAAAACATTTTCACAGTAAAGGTATAGAAGATTTTTGTAACAGGTTTTTAAATAAGTTTGTTGGTCAACCTTATCCGAAAGAGGGGACAAAATGAAAATAATACTTGATGTAGAAAACACCACGACTAAACGAGATGGTAAATTACACCTTGATCCCTTTGAACCTAACAACTCTTTGACACTTGTGGGTATAATGGATCATATCAAGGAGGAAGAGAGAACAATATTTGTGTTTGATCACAAGGAGAAGACTATTCAGGATGATAATGCACAGGCAAGACTACAAAGGGTGCTTGATAATACTACACTATTGATAGGTCACAACTTACAGTACGACTTACAATGGTTGTGGGCATGTGGATTTAAGTATGATGGTCAAATATTTGACACTATGCTTGGCGATTACATACTACAGCGTGGTCAGAAAGGTTCTGTCAGCCTAGAAAACTGTGCGTTACGCTACGATTTAGACATGAAGAAGTCTGACACACTAAAAGATTACTTCAGGAGAGGGTTTCAGACAGATGAAATACCTCTTGACGAGCTATCGATGTACCTTGAGCAGGATTTAAAGGTCACTAGGTCTTTATATTGGCGCTTACTAGACGAATATAACAAGCCTGAGGCTGAATCTTTAGTAAATGTGAGGGATACAACCAATAAAGTTTGCAAAACTCTGACAAAGATCTATATGAATGGGTTCAGTATAGACAAAGTAGCACTGAAAGATGTGCGAAAACAGTTTGAGGACGAGCTATTGCAGATAGAAAATAGGTTAAACGCAAAAGTCAAGAGCTTAATGGGGGATACTCCCATAAATCTCAACTCTCCTGAGCAGGTTAGTCAGGTAATCTACTCTAGAATACTGTATGACAAGAAAAAGTGGGCGATTGTCTTTGATAATGTGGACGACAAAGAAGAATTTAAACAGGTTGTCAAGGACAATAGTGCCATGATGGTCAAAACAAAAGCTAGTGTGTGTCAAACCTGCAACGGAAGAGGTAAAATATATAAGACCAAGAAGGATGGAACACGTTTTGCCAAGCCAAATCGATGTACATCTTGTGATACAAGAGGGTACAAGCTGACCAAGTTAAAACAAATGGCAGGACTAGGGTTCTTTCCTCCCTCAAAAGCGTGGGTAAGTGCTAATGGTTTCTCCACAAGCAAGGGAAACTTGGAACATCTTATCAATATAGCTAAGGCAAAGGGCATGACAGACGCAGAAGCGTTTTTGACAGACTTAAAAAGACAAAGTGCTGTGTCAAGTTATCTCTCAGCCTTTGTTGATGGCATAGAACACTACACAAAAGAGGATGGTATGCTCCACGTTAGTCTTACACAGCATGTCACGGCTACAGGACGTTTCAGTGGACGCAATCCTAACATGCAGAATATGCCTAGAGGTGGTACATTCCCTGTTAAGAAAGTGTTTGTGTCTCGTTGGAACAACAATGCGTTTGGTATGAAGGGTAAAATACTAGAGGCAGACTTTGCACAGTTGGAATTTAGAGTTGCAGCATTATTATCGCAGGACAAAGTGGCGATGGAAGAAGTGTCCACAGGATTTGATGTTCACTCCTACACGGCAAAGATCATCACTGAGGCAGGTCAACCTACGTCTAGGCAAGAA